AACTACCCTAGGAATTTATGTCTGGGAAATTGATGGAAAATGGGTAGGCGACGATGAAGGAAACTACCTATCTGTAACCTCTAAAAAAGGTAATAGGGAAAAAATAGAGCAATTAAGAAAAGCTGTTGCTCATTATGGCATCAATAGAGGCGAACCAAAGTTTTTAGCAGGACGTAGAAAAATTGATGACGAAGAATATGAGTATCAGCAACAAAGATTAAAGTGGGGCCTAACACCAGATCCGTTAGACATAGGTGAATACAAAGATCAAATGAGAGCAGCAAAAGGGGCTAAGTAAATGGAATTTATTGAAGACGATCAAGATAATACTAGTCAGATAAATATATCAGATCAATCTGATTGGATTAAATTTAATAACAAACCAGTGGTAGTAAATGATCCATTTAAAATTGAAGGCGAAGAGTTAAAGAAAGTAAATGGTCTTGGCGCTTCATTCCGTCGTAAAGTTTCAAGAGATCTACAAAAAAGATTTATAGGACAAGAAGGAACTGCAACACAGCAAAACTTAATGGCACAAGCCGTTACTGGTTATGCCATGTTCGATCTTATTGAACCTCCATATAATCTAGAATATCTTTCCAGGATTTATGAATTCTCTCCGTATAACTATGCAGCAATTAATGCAAAAGTAGCAAATATTGTTGGACTTGGATATGCATTTGTAGAAACTAGAAAAGCAAATGAAGCATTAGATAATATTACAGACGATAGACAATTAGAAAGAGCACGTCGCAAATTAAATAAACTTCGCCAAGATCTAGAAGCCTGGCTAGAAGAAGTAAATGAGGAAGAAACATTTACAGAAACTTTAATAAAGGCATATGTAGATCTTGAAGCAACAGGCAACGGCTATATTGAAATAGGTAGAACAAGCGCAGGAAACATTGGATATATTGGACATATTCCTTCTAAGACAATGCGTGTTCGCCGTTTGCGTGATGGATTTATTCAATTGCTGTATGGCAAGGCAGTATTCTTCCGCAACTTTGGAGATCAAGAAACACCTAATCCAATTTCAGACGGATCAGATAGGCCAAACGAAATTATTCATTTAAAGAAATATACACCAATGAATAACTACTATGGCATTGCAGATATTATTGCAGCACAAAATGCAATGGCAGGTAATGAATTTGCTGGAAAGTACAACCTTGATTACTTTGAAAATAAGGCGGTGCCTAGATATATCATCACAGTAAAGGGTGCAAAGCTTTCACCAGAGTCAGAAAGAAAATTATTAGAATTTTTTCAAGTCGGATTAAAGGGCAGAAACCATAGATCCCTATATGTTCCTCTTCCAGCAGATAGTGCTGACTCAAAGGTAGAATTTAAAATGGAGCCAATTGAGGCAAATGCTCAAGAGTCTTCATTTAACGTATATCGTAAATCAAATAGAGATGAGATCCTTTTGGCTCATAGAGTCCCTATTAGCAAAATTGGATTACCTGAAGGAGTCAATTTAGCTTCAGCCAGAGATTCCGATAAAATGTTTAAAGAGCAGGTATGTCGTCCAGCCCAAGATATTTTAGAAAAGAAATTAAATAAAATTATTGAGGAAAAGACTGACGTATTATTAATTAAGTTTAATGAATTAACTCTAACCGATGAGGATACTCAGTCTAAGATAGATGAGAGATATTTAAGAATGCAGGTAATTACCCCTAATGAGGTAAGAATTAGAAAAGGAATGGTCCCTATTGACGGGGGAGATTCTATAGTTGAATTAAAGCCACAACAGGCTGCCGAGCAAACTGCACAAGCCATGAATTCTAGACAAAGAACTCAGGATCGAGATGCCAATTCTCCAGATATTTCTGGGGAGGCTAGAAATCCAAAAGGCGAGGGTAGAGTCACCGCTTAATTATTAGGCAACTAGTTATTTGCCTTTTTATATATACAAAGATAAAATTAAGCATATGAATATTGAAAAATCCAATTGGTCGTCTAATGGCGAAAATATTGTTTTATCTGTTCCATTCACAAAAGTTAATCGTGAAAAGAGAACAGTATCAGGATTTGCAACACTAGATAATATTGATCAGACTGGTGATGTTGTAACAGCAGATGCAAGCATGAAAGCATTTGAAAATTTTAGAGGCAACCTTCGTGAGATGCACCAGCCAATGGCAGTAGGTAAAGTAGTTTCATTCAAACCAGAAACATACTATGATCCAAAATCAAAAGAATTTTTTAACGGAGTATATGTAGATGCATATATTTCAAAGGGCGCACAAGATACTTGGGAGAAAGTTCTAGACGGCACACTTCAAGGATTTTCAATCGGTGGAAAAATTAAAGACTCCGATAATGAAGTAAACAAAGCAACAGGACAAACAGTTAGATTTATTAAAGAATATGATTTGCTAGAGCTATCAATTGTAGACTCTCCAGCAAATGAATTATGCAATATTCTTTCTATTCAGAAAGTAAATGGACAATTAGTATTTAAGGGTATAGCCGCAGAGGTTGTAACAGAAAACATAATGATGTTAACAAAGGGAAAGAGATAGATAGAATTCTTGCTTCATTTAAGAAGACAAGATTACCGTTGCCTGCAATACAAACAATTGCAAAACAGGCAAACGCAGAAGGAGGTAATGAAGTGTCAGAGAACACAGAAAACGTAGTTGCAGAAGATGCAGTAGCACCTGAAGCAGCCGTAGAAACTCCAGCAGTTGCAGAAGATGCAGCAGTTGAGAACGCACCTGCAGAAGATGCAGTGGCAGACGCTTCTGCTGAGACTCTGGAAAAGGCAGCCGACGTATCCGAAGTTGAGGTTGATGAACCTGATTTTGCAAAGATGCTAGGTGACCTAAAAGGCTTTTTCGCAGAAACTTTAAACAAAGCTTCTGAAGCAAACTCCGCTCAGGTTTCATCTATCAAGGAAACAGTTGAATCATTCAGCAAGAGCGTTGACAGCCGAATTTCAGAATTGGCAGAACAACATCAGGCATTAAGTAATGCCGTCACAGAAATACGCAACACTATTAACAATGTAGAGAAGCGTGTAGACGCAGTAGAAAGTGATACTGCAATTAAGAAGTCCTCAGACCTTGGCGGGTCTCAGGAAGTAACAATTAAAAAATCTAAATGGAACGGTTCTTTCCTCGGTTCCGTACAGGAAATTTTCAATTAAAAAAAAGGTAGGTAAAATAATGAGTAATGAAACATTAGAAAAGTCAGTAGCCGCTAATACTCACGTAACCGCTAATATGACTGGGTCTGCAGTAGCAAACACAGGCGTACACATCGGTTCCGAGGGTGAGGGTGGATTACTTAACCCAGAACAATCAGCTCGTTTTCTAGACTACATGTTCGATGCAACCGTAATTGGTAAAGTCGCCCGTACAGTTAGAATGAGATCTGATACAACTGAAATTGATCGTATGTCCGTAGGCGAGAAGCTTATGAAACTTGCGACAGAAGCAGATGACACTTCAGCAAACGCTGCAGTATCATTCTCAAAGATTTCTTTGACAACAAAGAAATTACGCCTAGATTGGGAACTATCAACAGAGTCTCTAGAAGACAACATTGAGGGTCCAGATCTAGAAGACCACATTGCACGTATGATGGCAACACAAGCAGGAAATGATATTGAGGATGTAGTTCTTAACGGAAATACAGCTTTAACTTCAGATGCTTTGTACAAGTCATTTGACGGTGTAGTAAAGAAATCAAAGCAATATGGACACGTAGTAGATGCTGGTGGAGCTGGAGTAAGCCGTGCTGTATTTAACAGCGCTCTTAAGGCACTTCCACGTAAGTACAAGCAACGTCGTTCAGACCTTCGCTTCTTGGCAGGTTCAAACCTAATCCAAGACTTCCTATATGCTAACAGCATCGGAACAAACCAAACAATTCCACAAGATATTGCTTCAAGCATTATCCGTGGACAAGAGGTACAACCTCTAGGTGGTCCAGCAGGATATGTTGCACCATTTGCATTTGGTATTCCAATCGTTGAAGTTCCACTTCTTCCAGAAGCACAGGACGGCGATTACTCAGGTGAGACTGGTAACCACGGAGATATCCACTTGACATTCCCAAATAACGTAGTTATTGGAATCAAGCGTGATGTAACTGTTTACCGATTCTTCTGGCCTCGTAAGGACTCCATTGAGTACACAATGTATACTCGTGTTGGCGTTCAGATCGAGCAAGCAGATGCTTGGGTAGTAGTTAAGAACGTAAAGGTTGCTTCATAAGCAATTTTACAATAATTAAGTTGGGCCTGGATAATTCCAGGCCCTTCTTATTTAAATAAATATAATATCCCCTTTCCCTTTAAACCCATTAATGCTATAATTAAATAACTTAGACTAAGGAGAATGCATGTCATTTGACACATTAAAAATAGCAGAGTTAAAGAAGATCGCCGAAGATTTTGGCGTCAGTACAGATGAATTAAAAAACAAGAATGATGTAATTGCCGCCCTGACGGAAGAAGGCGTAACCTGGGCAGTTTATCAAAAAACAATTAAAGATATTGAAGAAAACTTAGAAGAGGCCCCAGAGCCACAAACAAAGTTTGATCCAAAGAAAGAAATTTCAGAGGATGACGTTCTAGTAAGAATGACTAGAGCAAATTTCAGATACGATATTTTAGGTTTTACTTTTACTAAGGATCACCCATTTGTCGCAATGAATAAAGATCAAGCGCAAGCAATTTTTGACAAGGAGGAAGGTTTTAGATTAGCTAACCCAAAGGAAGTACAAGAGTTTTATAGCTAATTAAAATCTCATAATGGCAGAGATTTATGTAAATAGTAATACCCCAATTAAAACAAAAATATATTGGGAGGGAGAGCTAGTAACTCCAGACGGAAGTGTAACAGCAGCCGTATACGATATTACAGAAGATCCTGCTATTACCCCAGCAATTCTTCCTACAACAGTTCTCACTACTTTAACTGCAACAGCGGTAGAAACAGATATAGGAACATATCAGGTTGTCTTACCATTTTCTTATTCAGTAAGAAATAGAAAATTTAAATTAGTATGGTCATATACTGTATCATCTGTAAGTGGCACCCATACTACATATGTTAATGTTGTTACTCCATACATAAACT